CCATCATATCTAGTATTCATTACGGCGATTATATCATCACCATTCAATAATTTAAACTGTCTTATTTCCATACTCATATATTTATATCGTATATTTTATACTTAAATTTCTCTTTAGCATATATTTTAATGCGCTCTGCCGCATGAACCAAGGTATAGTTCTTCTTAGATTTCCAATGTAAATCATCTGCTATATCATATACAGTAGTCGGTTTACCATCATCGGTCTTTCTTAATCCTCTTCCGATACTTTGGAGAACCCTAATCTGAGACTTACTTGGTGATGCAAATATAATATTGTGTAGGTTACGAATATTAACCCCAGTAGAAAAAGTGCCCATAGAGGCGACAATAATCGCGTCACTGGATTTCTCTGTAATCTCTCGTACTTTCTCCCGCGTATCCACGTCGGTCTCTCCTGATACATAAAATAATCTCCTAGTGTTTCTTGGTAGTTTATCAAACTTTTCTTGCAGAAGGTTATGTAGAGGTTTTCCGTGTTTGTCGACATATTGGAATAATATGAGTGTGGCACCGACATTTTTAATTGCAAGATTTGCGATAAAGTTATTTCTAGGACCGTATTGTACTATAAAGTCCATCTCTTGTTGATAAGAATTCTTTGATACTTCTCTGCAAAACTCTTCTTTATACTTTAACAGAAGTATATTAATATCAAGGTCTGCAAGGTCATTATTATCCATTAACTTTCGGGTAGTAGTTACTTTATGAACTGGCCCGAATAATCCCTCTAATACTAACTGATGAGTTTGAGTTCCATCTAATGTTCCTGTAGTACCCATTCTAAATTGAGCCTCGGTACATTTTTCTAATATCGCAGTGAGAGACTTAGCTTTAAATGCGTGTGCCTCATCACCAATAACCATCCCATATGGCTGGAACCATTCTGCTCTTTCTTTATAGATTGACTGCCATGTAGTGATTACTACTCTGTGTGATATATTATATTTTTCTTTACCAGCATATATCTTATGGCAATTCTCGCCTACATCCCACTCATCCAACTTAGAATAGTCTTCAAAGTCTGAATACATTTGTTCAACTAATGAAGTGGTCGGTACTATAAGTAGGACACTATTATCGTAACCATCAAGGAAAGCTCGTATGGCCATGTATATAATAAGTGACTTACCACTTGCAGTTGGTGATAGAAGTAATGATTTTTTGTTAGATAGTGCATGATGTAAAGCCTCCAGCTGATAATCTCTAGGTTTAATTTTATTTCCACCTGCAGTTAAATTTAACATACCTAGTATATGTTCTAAGTCAACAGGTTCAAGTGAATTGGGTAATCCGTAACTAGATGCCTGAACTTCTATAGTGTATTTTCTAGCATCGGCAAACTCTTGGAGATACTTAAAGAGTCCACAATAAAGTGTTCGCTTTCTCATATCAAGTAATCTAATCTTACCATCCCATATTCTATTCTTATATGCCGGCATGAATTTATAACCAGGAACAAAGAAACAGAAGTGCTCTGTTAGTTCCATTAGAATACTTGGGTCAGCATCTATTTGGAGAAAGCTTTCATTTCTCTTAGTTACTTTAATTTTGTCCATTCTACTTTTCCAAAAGCCATTGTATAAGAGTATTTATTAGTCTTTAGAATGATACCATCAAAGTACTTAATCTTCTCTTTAGTGTTCTCTTCTAACCACTTCTTTAATTGTGTTAGAGAATTCCAGGACTTCTTTTCTATATATTTCATTGTATACCAGAGTGTATATTCTATTATACACCAGATGTGAATTTATGCCAATCAATTGCATTTCTAATAGATTGATGTCTCCACTTAATATTTTCCATAATCTCTTTAAGTGTATCTACCATTTCTTGCTGATAATGTTGTTTGGCTTGGTGGGCTTGAATAAGAGGGTCTGAATCATACCACTTATCCATATCTCCCTTTAATACTGTAAGACCATTAAGTGGGTCATAAGACCAACCTTTATCGTCCATTTCTGCTTGAGTTAGTTTACCATTATAGTGCATAAACTTCTCTTTCAGCAAGACTTTAAAATCCAAGTCTAACTTCTTTAGTTTTAGTTTATTTACAGTATATAGTTCTAAGTACTTCGAATGAAGTTTGGCAGATTCACGAGATGCATTACCTAAATCCATCTCATCTATAGTGGAATCTTTCTTCCACATTTCTATTATTTGTTCTAAGCTATTCATAATATTCTCCAAGTATACTTATAGATTAACTTATTATACTACAAGTTAACCTAAATGTAAACCATTATTTAAATTCAAAGGTTGAGTAAGCAAATGTTACTGTCGCCTGTAGATATTCTACTTCCGTTCCTTGTGTGTCGAATGCAAGTTCTGTCATTGCAATAGGGAATACATCCGAAAAATGTATTGTCTTAGTTACATTAGAGTGAGAGTTAAGAATCAATAGTTCTGCGTCTTCTGACTGGTCTTCTTTACTGTTAACTATACGATGCATCCAATTAAACATTTCTAAGTAATTTTCCATATCTTCTGTAATATTAAATGTAATGGATAAGTCACCAAAGTTTATTCTATCACCAGTGAATGCAATGTTTGCACCTTTATATGGCATAGGACTTTCTGCAATTGACATATCAGGTAAAGATACACCAGTACAAAAATATTCAGAATTAGAAAATTTGTTCTTATCTATAGAGAATTGAAACCCTATAGGATTTAAAAAGTTTTTATTAGTAGTTGTCATATATGTATTTATACTCTTTTAAAAGTTAGAATGTGCCATCCTTACCTGCAACATCTTCCATGTAGTTATTTATATCTATTAAATGCTTAGACTTCAGTTTTTCTACGCAAAAAAAGAGAGCCCCGAAGGACTCTCTTAAATACTTTATTACTAAAGATTAGTCAACCATGATGTCGTCTACTCTGAAGATTCTGAAGTATGGGTTAGCTCTGTCAGTACCTGTACCGTCAGCGCCTACGAATGGATTAGTAACCATACCGTATCTAGTTTTGAACCCGATACGTGGTTGGAAATCACTTTCGCCAATTGCCTTAACCATAGTTAATGGTACGTAAGGACAGTAGAACATACCCGCATCATACGGATTTGAACCTCTATAACCTACTAAAGCAAAGTCTTCTGTTGCATATGGGTCTACATATACTTTTAGTCTTCCGTTAAGAACACCAGCAAAAGTATTACCTGTATCATCTACTTGTAATCCAGTAGATAAAGCAGGAGTATAGTCCATTACACCAGCTGCTGCTAGAGCAGAAGCAACGTCTGAAGAACAGATAACAAAGTTACCTTTGCCTCTTCTAGTTTGCTTAGCAATGATGTTTGCTTCTCTTTCGAGTTGCATGATAAGTCCTTTGAACTTCTCAACCATCCAACGTCCGTCTGAGTCTGTACCAACATCAAAAGCACCTTTCAATGCTACTGAAGTTTGTTGTGCACCTAACTTAGCTTTAGCCATAATAGTTCTAATCATCTCTCTGTTGATTTCCGCAAGGATTTCAGTAGAAAGAATATTAGCTAGTTCAGCTTCTGCATCTAGACCATGAATTGCTTTAAGGTCTTGAGCTAGTTCCATTGTGTACTCAGCTTTAAGAGCTCTTGACTTAGCAGTTACTGTTGATTTCTCAATAGTGAAAGCCATTTCTCCGAACCCTGCTCCTGTTAGAGCTTCTGCAGCTGAAGTAGCAATACCACTACCAGATGTAATTACTGTATCAGCTAGGTTATCACCTAGGATACCATCAGCACCTGAACCGTCAGTTTCGCCTTCAAGACCAGTTGGCCCTGCAGCATGTGTACCAGTACCAGAAAAGTCAGTATCGGCTTCATCAAAGAAAGCTTCCGCTCCGCCTTGAGTACCATACTTAGCTTTCATAGCAAAGATAAGACCAGTTGGACCAGTCATTGGTTGAACACCAGCTACATCATAAGCGATAAGATTTGGCATAGCTCTTCTTACGAGAGAGATAAGTACCGGATCAAATCCTTTGATGTTACCAGCTGTAGCACCCATACCAGCACCGACTACGTTAGCCGCTTCTGAAATATAGTTACCACCCATTTGAGCTGCTTCTTCTGCAAGAGCAACTTCTTGATTTTCTAACAATCGAGCTGTAACAGCTTTCTTGTATTTATCCTGAATAACTGGTGCACTTTCGTGTTCCAGGACAGGACCCCATTTTTCCATGAGTTGTGAGTCTGCATTAAACATTTTTTAGTTCCCCTAATGTGTTTTATGAATAGTTTTTACTAATAGCTTGTGTGTATCTAGCCATTGAATCTGACATATCAGCAGTTTCTACTGAGTCATTTCCAATGAGACTTTTTACTTCGTCAGCCTTCTCATTAACTTCCTTTGTGAAGTATGATTCTTTAACAGTTTTAACTTTCATTTCAAAAGTTTCTTTGTTATCAAAATCAATATCTTCAACTAAAGATGCTAACTTCTCAGCTTCAGTTTCAGCTAAACCTAAAGAATTTTCTCTGATTACATTTGCTCTTTCAAGTTCTTGAACGGACTCATGTAGTCTGATATTATCTTCTGTTGATTTATTAAGGTTCCCTTCTAGTTCAGCTACTTGCTCTGATAAATCATCAACAAGGTCTACTTTACCTTCTGGAACATCAATGTAATGTTCTGTGAACACTTTTTGAAGTGAAGTCATGAACTCTTCAGCAATTTCAGTCCTAAGACCATTAACTACTGATACTTCATTTTCTTTCATCCAATTTTCAACAACGTATGAAAGGTAAGAATCTACCTTCTCTACTAGCTGAGATTGAACTTGAGAAACTTCTTCTTCAAGATTTTGCACGTATTCGGCTTCTAATCTATCAACTTCTTCAGTCAACTTAGATGTTAATACTGCTTCGAAAATAGCTCCGGCCTTTCCTCTGAATCCATCAGAAAGGGTTGCTTCTTCTAACACTAGTGCATCTAGGTCTTCTTCAAAATCAATTGATTCGACTTTTGCTTTAACCTTAGGTTCATCTTTCGTTTTACCTTTGACTGCAGCAATTGCTTTGCCAACGGAGCCATCATCTTCGGCCTCGTCAACTTTTGCCATTTTAGCGTAAAGTTTTTGTGCATCTTCTTTACGTGCTTTCTTCAACATTTCTACTGCGGCTTGAATAACACCTGCTTTAGTTTTTGGAACAGAAAGTTCTGGAGCGGCTTCTTTAACCTCTTCTTCTTCTTCCTCTTCTTCTTCTTTTACATCTTCATCTTCCGATTCAGATTTAGCAGCTGCCTTCTCTTCAAGAGATTCCTCGTCTAAATTCTCATTTTCAACGAGCTCTTCTTCTTGAGTAAGCTCTTCACTAGCAATGTCTTCAACAAGCTCTTCTACTTTATTGTCGATTGACATAACATTCTCCTATATTTTAGAGTTTAGTTTAGAGAGGAAATTCTTAAAAGCCCTGATTTCTACATCCGCAGAATTCATATTTTTAGCTTCTTTTATTTCAGTCTCAATTTCTTCAATTTCTTGTGCCACAAGGATACCATTATTCCAAACCCAATCTACGCCTTCCATGATGCCATCTACGAAAGCACCAGGAGCCGAAGGGTCTTGAACAATGTCAACGGTTGCAAGCATAAAATCCTTACCAACATGTTGAGTACCATTCTTCTGTACAAGAGTTCCCATACCACGACTTGAAACACCAAGCCTAACACCACCTTCTAATAATCCTTCAACTATTTTTCCCATAGGGGTCTTAAGTATTGATGCTTTTCCCACAACGTCATCTCCCTCCCAACGGAGTTCAGTGATTTTGTGTGAAACTTTATCAAGATTGATAGTCGGTCCATCTGGGTGATTTAATTCACCTACCGCTCTACCAGTCTTTACTTGTTCTTTTATATACTTATTAACTGCGGCCTCTAATACCGTCTTGTCATAAGTTCTTTTATTTCTGTTCTGTCTATTGGCCTGCATGAAGACACCTTCTATAACGTATCCTTTCGAACCGTCTTTACGTGCTTCTTGAATAACCTCTAGGTCTGTTTCTAAATATTCGGCTATAAGCTTCATTTTAGCTCTTCTCCCATCAGCTTAATAAAATCATTAGCTGATTTTTCTGCATCCTTTGCATTTCTAAAGTTATCATCTAGTTTTTCATTGTCTACATATACTGCAAACTTGTTACCTTTCTTAGAGATAACTATATCTAGTGATTTTTTCTTGCCACCTTTATAGACCTTTACCTGTTTTTCTCCAGCGCCTAACTTAGTAACTTTTTCTCTTAGTTCTACAAAAGAAAGCATTTATTTATTCCTCTTCGGTATTAACTGTAGCTCTATCTTGTAGTGTTGATGCCACTTCGATTTTCTTAGCATCTAGTGCCGCAGTTAATTTATCCGCCATAATACCATTAAATGAATTATTAGCAGAAACATTATCGCCATTTTTTAAATTATCAATTAAATTTTCAATAGTCATTTATATTTTCCTTGTTTATATATTTATAAAAAAAAGTATCTCAAGAACTAGAAGTCTTCGTCACTTTTGTGCATACCAGCAGCAACCTCTGCTTTTATCTGGTCTTCCATTTCTTTCTTCGCTTCATCGTCCAGTTTTAGAATATTCTTAGCAGCCCACTCATGTGAGATATACTTACCAATATAATCTTGTACTGAACTTAACATATCAAATCTTTCTTTCCATATCTCAGCTTCTTTCAATTCTGAGAAATAGTTATCTTCGATATAGTTAAACTGTATTTGTTCTTTCCATTCGTCCCAATCTTGTTTAGTAA